AGGGACACCTCTTGCGGGAACGCAATCAGAAGTTTTATATAGACTTACTTTGTGATGAAATAATCTATATAGTAGAAATATTATGATGAAAAAATTAGCTATGAGTGGTTTGAAAGTCACAGCAACAAAAGAAGGTCGAAAGATGGCCAAAGAGGCTTTTAGGAAAGTCTTTAGAAAATTCAAACAAGAGAAAAAAAGAGCTAAAAAAGTAGGAACACCTGTAGTTCCTTACAATTTAGTAAAAGCAGATCTTAAAAAGAAAATCGCTGGAACTAAATTGACTGTAAAAGCTGACATCAAAGCAAAACCTGGTTTAAGAAGAAGAATATTACTTCGAATTGAAAAAGCAAAAAGAAGTAAACCTAAAAACAAACCTATAATTTTCGGTAAGGCTTATGCATCTGACAGAGCTGGTAGAACTATGCAGATTCAACCGTTGACAAGACAGCAAAGAAAGTTAATGTTGAAAGAAATGGCTGTATCAGCAGATAAAGGTTACAAACAAGTTAGAAAGAGAAAATATGGTTATAATGCAGGTGGGGATGTTGCAACTCTTAAAACTGTTGCAAAAAAGTTATCAAAAGCGTCAAAGGCACATAAAGGTCAATCCCAAAAATTACGAAAAATAATTTCTAAGTATGTTTAAGTGGTTACAATTTTTAAAGTTAAAATTATTTTATAATATAACTGATTTAGAATACAGAGTTAGAAGATTAGAAAGAAAAATTTATTGGAAAGAAAAATATGGGTCTAAAGAAAAAAGAATTGAGAACTGAAGACGATCTTACTCCTAAACAAAAAATGTTTGTGGAGATTTATGTCAAAGACTGGGGATCTATTACACAAGCAGAAGCTCTTAAACGTGCAGGTTATGTTTGTAAAAATGAAAATGATTATGGATCAATAGCTTCAAGATTGTTATCACGAAAGTCTAACCCACATGTCGCAAATTATTTTGATAAAAGATTTAATAAAGAATTAAAAATGTATGAAGGTGACAACCTTAGAAGATTTAAAAGATTAGATAGACTAGCAGATAAAGCAGAAAAGAAAGATCAATACGCTGCTGCAATCAATGCAGAATACAGATCTGGACAATTAGCTGGTGCTTATGTTGATAGGAGAGAAGTTAAAGTAACAGGTCTGGAGGGTATGTCACGTGAAGAACTTGAAAACAAACTCAAAGAGCTTAACCAAAAAATCGATGGATACAATGCAAAAACGATTGAAGTTGAGCCAGAGCACGTTGAACAAATTGAAAAAGGCTAATTGGTCTGAATGGGTAAAAGCTTTCAATCATTTACACAACCCTACCATGTTTACTTCAATAGGAATTATTAGTGTTGAGATAGATGAAAAAGAAAATTAGTATACCAAAAAAAATTAATAGTGAGATTGAAAAATATCCTATGGTCTCGGTGGAGTGGTATGATATTATTAGCGACAGCAGTTGGAGTACGTTTGACCAGCTCAGGAAGGCGAAGCTGCCAACCTGTGTAACTAAAGGACACCTACTTAGCCAAACAAAAGGACTGACTAGAGTGTTTGGTGATTACTCACTTGGAGATGATGGTAAGAGTATTGAATCAATAGGAAATACTACTGTCATACCTAATTCAGTCATAGTCACAATCAAGAAACTGACTTAATAATGAGTGTATCTAACAAAGAAAGTTTGTTATGGAAAAAGGTCAAGAAAGGACTGACTAAATGCTTTCTAACTCGCATAGAATCTAGCACAATTAATGGTATTCCAGATATACATGCTGTGTCGGATTTAGATGTATTTTGGATAGAATTAAAATCAGATGAACTCAGTTTTCCCAAGCTAAATAAGTGGCAAGTTGTTTGGATCAACAAATATATTAAGGCAGGTGGCAAAGTAATTATCTTGAAAGAGACCCCCTTGAAGAGGTCTCTGAAACTCTACAGACCGTTGTCCGTGTTCACTGATCCTCGTTTACTGGTGCCGTCTCGTTCATTCTCGTTTCCTTTACAATGGCCCATGGTCCAGGAGCAGCTGGTGAGTCTTCTCCGGGAGGCAGCGTAATGTCGTTCTCGTTGGTAAACCTCGCTCGTTCTCGTTCACGTGACACCGACTGGGCCCATCCTGCAGCTGGTGAGCTCAGGATCCAGGCAGCGTACGGAAGCTCGTGCCATTTCCCGCCCCTCGTTTCTTTCCCTCTTTGTTAGTTAGCGGGGGGCAGGTGATGGCATCCCCGTGCAGCTGGATCTCGGCTCGTTGTCAAGTATAAAAATCTCGTTGCCCGTTTAGAAAGAGAACTGGCACCTGCAGCTGGAAGCTGACCCCATCAGGAACACAGCTGGTGAAAAGCTAGAAAGAAAGCTCTTGACAAATCTCCCATCAGGTCTTATCTAGACTATAACTAACAAAGGAGGATCTCATGATCAGTAAAAAACTAATAAATCAAATGAACGATTATTACGGATGTGAATACATCGTGACGGAAAAGCCCAAGAAGCAAAAGCTCGACAAACTAATTAAAAAAATTAATAAGGAGAACTCACCACCGGATGGTTGGTCCGCTGCAGATGCCGTGAAGGAAGACAAACCTGAACCTGGAAAAGTATACGCACTTACTGGTGGTCCCGGGGCACGCTGCATTGCTAACGGTCACTCATGGAAGGACAGTGTCGTTGAGGATGATCAATGAAGGCCTCGTCTCGTTTACAATTGGCCTGGCACCAGCTGCATGTAGAAGCGGGTGCTTCAGGATCCAGGAGATGCTGGTGGAACTAGTAGCGTTGTACGTAGTGCTATTAATATTATTCCCTAATGTGATGTTCCTCATCACAGGACTCTTCGTTCTCGTTGCTGCGTCAGTTTTCTGACACCTCGCTCGTTCTCGTTGGACTGGCAGATGGAGCTGCACCTACAGTTCACAGGACGGCAGCGTCAGGAGCTGGAACTTCTTGTGGGATTACAGATGTAGGGGTGCGTTTCTAGTTTAGAATAATTCTAAAAAATAATTGTTGCATTGATTAATGGGATTTGATAAGAGCATGAACAAACTAACAATTAACAAAAGGAAAAGTTATGGGATTAGACCAACACGCACATCTACGAGGTCATAAAGTAGATTGGGAAAAATACTACGAAGACGATAAGGAAGAACAAGCTAAAGTTTTCGTGTGGAGAAAACACGCAAGACTTCAGCAGTTTATGTCGGCAAAGTGGGACGAACAAAACAACACGCATAAACACGAGGGACACCTTTCTCATTTAGGTTTTAATGCTGACCAAGACGCACCAGTATATATAACTGAGGAAGTCGCCAAACAATTAGCTGAACAAATTCAAGAGGGCTTTAAGGACTACGTTGCCGAAGATGGTTTTTTCTGGGGACAGCAGTTTCAAGAAGAATCAGTTAAGGAGTACAAAGAGCAGGACATCAAGTTCTTGAAATTCTGTGAACAAGCAATCAACGATAAAAAGGTCGTTGAATATTGGTGTAGTTGGTAATGCCGAAAGATAAAAAGGTTGGGGCGACATCTGTCGCCTCGCCTCGTTCTCGAAAGAAAACTGACGAGAATGATTTCAATAAAAAACAGGACACCACGCAGGAGTTACCAGATTGGGCGAAAGACTTACCAGATGAAATAGTAGTAAAAACTTGGGAGATAGATTAATGAAAAAAAAGAATGTCGCCTCGCCTCGCAAGGCAGGACAAAAAGCTATGGATAAAACTACACAGGAGTTGGGGACGCTGGTGAAAAATCTGGAAAGATTAATGGGTGAACACATACAACTAGAGGTTGAGCCAAATGTTATTATTACTGATATTGGACATAATAAAAAAGATAAAAAAAAGTTAAATTAATTCTTGTAATGGGACTTGATAAGATATAAGAAGAGGGGGCAAACATAAGTTTGTATAACTTAACAAAGAGGTAAAAATGCCAAATGCAATAAAAAAGCTAAAGCAAGAAGAAAAAAAAGTAGTTCTTGCTTATGCTCAATTAAAGCTAAAAGCAAATAGACTATCTAAAGAGTTAGATACAATGAAACAAAATATTGTAGATACTTTTGATAGAACAAATCAAAACTTAATCATTGTTCAAGATGAACACGGAAATAGTTTTGGACTACAAAGAATAAATCGTAAAAGAAAAAAGTTTGAAACAGCAAACTTTAAAATTGCACACAACGATTTATATAATAAGTTTACTACTGATATTGAATATCAAGAGTATAAAGCAATAGGGGATAACAATGCCCAACAATAGTTTAATTAATATTGCTCAAGTATTAGCAGAGAGGGTTGGCGAGAAATCGCCAACTCAATTAAAAGATATGTTGGTTTCTAATGGTGCAAAGAAACAACTCAACTATGAAATAATGTTTCAATTATTAATGGGCGAGTGCGAGAAACACATATTAGAAAATAATGGTAACGCAGTTGTAGACGAGTTTAAGAACAACATACTAGAAAAATTTAGTACGCTTGTTCAACAGCTACACCCAACACAAGACGAATAACTAACAATCAAAACCAATAGCCCGTGAGGGCTATTGGTGTATCTATCGTAGAGCAAGGCTCACAATTCACAACGACCTGTAAATCTTACCTGTAAATGCAAATTTGCGTTAGAAGGCGTGGTCGTGACGAGCAAAGAGGTTTACAAAGCAATATACATAAATATACTAGGGTCCCAAACGGTATGAATATAGAAAATCTTACAGAAGATGAATTAAAAGATATTATTCTTCAAAAACAATTGCAGTGGATCAAGTTATGCCAAGATAACTTTTTAATTTTTGCAGAAACTGTTTGGCAAGATTTTATCTACAGAAAAACAAAGGACCCAAAAAAATATGGGCACCATCAAATAATCGCTGAATCTTTTGCAAACATCGCTGATGGTGATGCAAAGAGGCTCATCATTAATATGCCTCCTAGGCATACCAAATCTGAATTTGCATCTTAT